TTAATTAATTTTTTCTTGCATTTGTCTTGTCATCAACCCCATAGTGACGTAGAGAGGAGACAAGGCTACAATAAGCAGTAGTACAAGCACACTTGAAAAAGATAGTGCTTTTAAAATTGCAAATTTAATCATGTTTAATCGTATCTGCCAAGTAGCCTCATTATTGTCTCTTTTATTATCTGGGTCAATGGCTGCCTTTGGTTTTGTAGCCATACGTTATATGCAAAGCCCAGAATTTGAAAGAGATTTAAAAAACAAACTTATGGGTGATTTAAAAGAAAAAATGATGGAAGAAATACCATTGCAAATGCCTAAAGAAACTTTCCCTGCAATGCCTCTTTAATGAGTATTCCAGATTTAAATATTCCAGATATACAAATACAACCAATATTTGATTTTACAAAACCAGTAGATATAATTCCACTTACAATAAATGTTCCAGCCTGTACATATCAACATAGAGATATAAAAAATACTGGAAATAGAAATCTTTTACTTGATGACCCTAATGGTGTTTTTACAGTTTGCGATGCACCATTTCCAAGTTTTAATCCGATGAATT